GCCCCTCTTCGCCTGCATGATAGCCAGCATCATCTGGTTCATGGGAGCGAAGCCCTGAGCGCCCTTAGCCTTGGCCCGTGCGTAACCGTCAGCAACGCTCTGCGCAGCTTCCCTCATCGTCATGCTGGAGTAGTCAGGCCCTGTTCCCCTGCCGCCACCGCCTGCGGGCTTGGTAACCGGGGGTGTAGTCGGCGTGGGAGTTACGGGAGTGGTTGGAGTGACCGCGGTCGGGCTTCCGTATGCCCCATCCGTGTAACCAGAAATCTTGCTTGCATCAAGCAGGGGGCTTGTGACTGTGCTGGTATCAAGACCGCCCATCGCCTTCTTGGCACGGCCACCCTTCTTCATGCCGCCAACATGCTTGATGCCTTCGCGGCTCTGGTTGGCTTCCTTGACGTTGCGGTTGATGAGGCTGTCCGCCGTCAGAGCCTTGCCGCCGCTCTGGCGCTTCTTGCGATCTGCGCGCCCGCCGCACATCTTGCCCTTAACTTTGTTATCCGTCTTGGCGTTAACTTTACCGCCCCGCTTGAACTGACGGCGGCTGATCGGACGCATGCCAGTCTTTACATCCGCGTTAAGAGGCTCTGGAGCCGTCCAGTCGGAAGAGTCCACCTTTTCCTTACCGGGCGTGATCATACGGCTGATCTTCGCATTCATCGCGGCCTTGGCCTGCTTGCGGTATTCCATGTCTAACTCCTCTGGCGGGTAACTTAGTTTAACTTGTTTTGTTGCGGCTTACAATGCCCTGAAGGGCAAGGCGGAGAGCCGCCTCAATGCTGTCTCCAACGCGACCACCGCGCCGGAAAGTGGCATTGTATTGATTGAATGCACCAATGCTTGGGTTAACTCCCATCGCAAGTTGGGGGTAGTCATTGTAAAGATAGCTGTAGTCAACCCAGTCAGGCATGGGGGCCAGAGTGGTCATGGGGGCGGCAGGAACTACCGGCGATCCCTGTGGCTGTCCGCCATTCTGAGATACTTGAATCCGACCAGTTTTGTTGTCGCCAAGGCTATTAAGGTAGGAGTTACGCTGCGCGGTAGTCCATTTGCCCTGCTGAGACGGAGAGACATCGTAGGCCGGTTCCTGAGACGGAGAGTAATCACCCTGAGACGGAGAGATGTCAGCCTGCTGGGGGTTGGGGTATCCGGTGTTGAACGGGTTCGTTGCAGCCAAAGATGGCTGCTGGGGTGTGGTTACTGTGGGATTAACAAATCCATAGCTAACAGGACGCGCAAATTCTGGAGGTTTATATGGCGATGCCTGAGCAAACTCATTCAGTTTTTGCTGATCCGCGATGTTCATTGCCGCAACCTGACTTGGGGAGAAACTGCCGTAAGGAGTTTCTACATCCGCCCTGTCTTGGTATTCTTTCCCAGAAGGACCACCAACAACAGAACGGGAAATTTCAGGAGCGGCACGCGCAATGTCTAAATTTATTGCACTCGCCTTGCCCAAGTTTCCATATTCAACATTTGGAAGCGAAACATTGTAATTTCCCAGATTTTTTTCAGGATTTGCCAAAGAACTAAAAGTTACAGTTCCCATGTCACTTGTCATTGACGGGGAACTGGTCTGCGGATTGACACCTGAAACTGTCGGTGGCCGCGATATATCAACGGGAGAACTATACAGGTTTGGATTAACGCCGATTGAAGGCAATGGTTTTGAGTAGCGGTTCGCAACCTGTTCAGCGCCAAAGTACGGGTCTCTCTGGATCGCCGTCCCAGCCGGTACGGACGGTCCTAAAATCCCAGTGTCCAAGCCGCTTGTTGCAGCCTTTGCGTTAAGTCTGTCCTGTGCGTTCCTGTCGTAGCTTGACACTCCCTCATCAGATAGCGGGCCATTTCCGCCAATTGAGTAATCAGTCTGCGCAAAGCTTCCGGGGGCAGCAGGAGAATAACCAAGGCCCTGATTGGGACCATTGAGGGCGGAAAAAGAGCGGGTTAACGCCCTCATATCGCTAGGCTGGTAGGATGGAGCGGGCGCTGCCGGGAATGATCCAAGCCCACGGTTAGGTCCAACCGTAGGCGTCTGAGAGTAGTTGACAGCCTTGGGCGGAGCCTGCGGAACGCGATCCGTGAACTGCTTCACGCCTCTAGGGTTGCCTACAACGCTGCTTCCCTGCGCGATGCGGTCAACCGCACCCTGCCACGACTGGGTTGACGGCGCGGTGCTTACAGGGTTCCCCGGCATGTTACTCTGGCGGGGGCCAAAGCCAGCGGGACTGGATGGTGCGGCTGAGGGTGCAGAACGTGCCGGTGCGCTCAGTGAGCCGCCACCGGGTCCGCTAGACGGAGTTGCCTTCTGACCGCCAGCGCCACCGGACGGGCTAGACTGGCCTCCAGACGGGCTAGACTGCGATCCACCGGCACTGGGACTGCCACCCGGACTACCACCGGGACCGCCTTTGCCGCCGCCGCCCACGCCACCAGCGCCAGCGCCAGTAGACCCCTTCGTGCCAGATTTATCGCCGCGCGACATGCCGGTTGACGATGCACTGTCATCAGCGAACGCCGGGACGCCATTAACTTCACGCTTGCCTTTGAATTCGCGCTTGGCCTGAACCAACGCCATTTCATCATCGTTGAGGTAGGCAAGCTTGTCTTCAGGGATACCTGTTCCCCAGTCCAGCACGGCAGGAACTGTCTTCTTGCCCTTGGTCTTGACGGGCTTCTTGGGAACGCGGTTCTTGCGGGAGACTTCCAGAGCCTTGTCCACAAGAGAAGACTTCTTTGCCATGTTAATACTCTCTTGTTAACGCGATAGCGCGACTAACCGCAGGATCGTCGTTACCATAGGAACTTGGGGCTGTCACTGTGCCGCCGCGATTGAAGTCGGAGAAGCGTGCCTTCTCGCGCATCTCATCCGTTAACTTGATGCCAAGTTGCTGGCGGGAGCCATCGCCAGTCTGGACAGTGATGACTTCGATCTCAGGCTTGGCTCCGGTAGCCTTGCGAATGACTTCCTGCACACGCTTTGGGAACACCTTGTCGTAGTATCCGATCATACCTTCGCCGCCAGTTTTGATATCAAGGCCCTCAAGTCTCACAGGGTTGTTAGAAAACTCATCAGCTTGCATTTGCCTAAGATAATCTTTTGCTTCATTTTTCAACCCAAATGTAAGTGGCTCGCCGCCGTATGTATACATTTGCTCTCCATTCATAAACAAACCCCAGTCACCGTCTTCATTTTTATCAATATTTACAGAATCATTAAGAGAAGAACGGCGGGTTTCCTCTTCAGCGCGAATCTTGTCACCAAGCTCTTTGCCAACATACTCATCAAGATCAGATGGATCGTTCACACTTTCATTAAAAACCATTTTCCCGCTGGGGTCATACGCAAGGAAACTACCATCATCAGGGTTGTATTCAATTTTCCCAATGTGCCTGCTTAGATCATAACGATCCGCGTGTACCTGACCCGGAGTCCAAGAGAAATAATCGGAACTACTATCAAGCGCGCTATCAATCTGTTTCTTGATTGCAAGATCAGTCCAGCCCTCTGTGTTTCCAACAAACGGGCCAGCGGCAACCGCATCACCCTCCTTTTTCATCTTGTTGTAAAGATCAAGATATTCTTGATGCCTGCCAAGCTGCTGAGAGATTCCGCTTGCGCCAAAACTTTGGGCGTGAAGCTTTGCCCAAGCGCGGGCTTTTTCAATATCGTTATCATAAGCGTTTGGAGCCGCTTCAAAAGCGGCAGTTGCTTTTTGCTCCACCCAATCATCTTTGTTCTTCTTGACTGCCTCATCATACCTAGCACGCCAATTGTTAGAAGGGTCTTTCATGCCACGCTTGCGAACATCCTGCCCCCAATCACTTTGTGTCTCATCTATGTTGTGAACCGTATACGGACGATTAAGTCCGGGTTTATCATATGTAAGCGTTTGTGAGCGCGCGTGGGCAATTACATCTGGGTCATCCCAGTGGCTTGATTTATAACTTCCGCTTTCACGCACTAAAGACTTTGAAGCCTGCCTTGCACTGTCTTCTGACCAATATGTATATGGCTTACCTTCGTCGTTTTTGAGAACATTTCCGCTCTCATCCAAAACGCTCCAAAGACCGCCGTCAGATTTGCCTACAGTGTATTTTGGCTTGTTTCCAAGTGTGTAAAGCCTTTCAGTGTATCCTTTCCCGCCCGATGTAGACCATCCTTCATATTTTGTTGGCTTGCCAAGTCCGCCAATGCTGTCTGCATATTCTTGGCGCATGTCTCTGGAGACTTTGTCCATGCGGCCATAAATTTCCTGCAAGTCATCAGAAAGGTTCATGTAATCGGTCGTTCCGATATAATTACCCTTATCCTTCAGAGTTTTTATTTCGGAGTTAAGTTTTACCTTTTGCTCTATAAGCCTGTGATACTCAGGCATATACTTATCGCGGATTGTTTTTGGGATGTCCTGAACCATAATCTTGCTAAGTTCAGATGGCTTTTCACCGCCAAGAACTGTCTCACCAAGCTGAACACGGTTCTTGTTCAGATATTCAACCAACTCACTCTTGGAAACTTGCGGACGGCTGGACAGGAAGTTCTCTGCGCCAGTCCAGCGAAGCTCTTCCGGCGATGTACCCTTGCGAAGCATGGCGAGAGCCTGCTGGCCGGTCATCTTCTCCATAGGCAGCGCACTGGCAACCTCCATAGCTTTGGAGAACCAGCGTGCGGGGCCTGCTTCCGCCTCAGACGGGTCAATGAAGTAATTGGCGGCACCGATACCCGCCGCCTTCGCCATCTTCCCACCGGGTCCAAAGCCAATCGCAAGGCTTGCTGTCAGCGGGTCGCCAGTAGCAACGCCTTCCGCCACATCCATTCCAGCACCGATAGGCGCAGTCATTGGGGTGAAGTAAAGCGGCACCGTCTTAAAATCATATGCGGTTTGAGCCACGCCAGACATTGGGTTGGCGATGTCGTAAGGAGCCTGTCCCACATTGTACTCACCGCCAAACAGCGGCATGTCCACCTTGATGTCGCGCATGGGAGGAGCGCCGACATGGGTCATCTGCTGGACTTGCTGCGGCTGCTGGCTGACCTCTTTCTTCAGGGCCTCATAGTCAACGATGTCGCGGTCAGGGACAGCGTAACGCTCCATCATGGCGTCAAATGTAGCCGGGTCTTCCGCTGCCCGCCTGCCGACTTCCTGCGGCGTTGTCGGGGATGGTGCGGCAGAGCTATTGCTGTTCGCCTGCGGGGTTGCCGTCTGGATCACCTTGCCGGTCGCATCGTACTGGACGCCATTGGCGTCAGTCATCATGACTTGCGGGTTCTCATTGGTAGCGCCGCCGACATCGCGGGAAAGGCGGACGGCATGGTAAATGTCATCATCCACTTCGCCGCCATCTGCATAGCCAAGCGCACGGGCGAACAGACTGCCAGTCTTGCCAACCTTGTTACCGTAGTCTGACAAATAGCCCAGAGTACTCAGCGCGCCCTCTGCGGGTCCGATAGCAAGATACGGAGCAACGTATCCCAAAACATCACCAGCGCCAGCCGCAGCCGGGTTCTTCTCTTCGCCTTCCTTCATGGCGTACTCTTGCTCTGCAAGGGCGCGGTCGAAGTCCGCATCGTTCTCATAGCCAACAGCATCAAGGGCTGCATCTGTCAGGTAGTCAGCGCCAGCAGCGGCGTACTTGGCTGTGCCGAATGTAGCCTTGTCAGCAGCATTGCGGGCTATAGTCATGGCGGAATCAAACCAGCTATCTTCGTCTTCTACGGAACCGCCTTCTGCATAGCCCCACGGAGTAGGGTTTTCCGCCCAATACTTTTCAATGTTATCAGCCCATTCGTTTGTAGCCTTTTGCTTCGGGAACTGCGTCATAGCCGACTGATAGGCTTTTTGAGAGTCAATCTTTGCATTGGGGTGAAGCTTATCAAACCACTCAGGGAACATAATGCGAGAAGGGGTTACATTTTCAAAACCACCCGAATAACCTTCAGGAGACTGAATTTTGTTTGTGTAAGTCCCATGCTGTATGCCCTCAGTAGACGTTTCTGCTGTTGGCTTGACCTTCATCATAGAGAAGCCTGTTGACCCCGCAGGAACACCAAGCAGGCGCGGCTCAGATACAGCGAAACGAATTTCCCCCACATCAGGGAACCCCGAAGCGCGGTATTCTTTTTTATCTAGCTTTTTCGCAAAATCAGACAGGTGAGTTCCGGGACGGTTGCGCGCATTCATAAACTCAAGAGCCTTTTGCGTCTTCATAATACCCGGCCACCCCGGATAATCACGCTTCATTTCGGCGTCAAACCTTGCAATATCAGCGGCTGCAACCTTCGCATTCGGCATCATGTTAATGATGGTGTTCGCCACCATATGAGTGCTGTCAACAGCCTGCGGACCCATAGTGTAGGATGAAAGATACGGGACCTCTCCCTCATTTGTCCGCGAGGAAAGGCGATCTGCCATAGTTTTTGCAGCACCTTGACGGCCTGCCCAGCTAGCCGGGTTATCTCCAGAGCCAAATACATCGCGCGAGAATTCAAACCCGCCATGAAGGTCTGTCGGAGTTACTAACGGTTTATCGCCTACTTTCGTAAGACGCTTTCCAGCGGCGCTAAGGTCGCCAATTGCTGGGTATATAACAGCGTTTTCTTTTACCAAGTCATGGGGGCGCTTGGAAAGGTAGTCCTTAAGATTACGGACCTGATCATATTCAGCCTGCATTTCTGACATTGGAGTGCCAAAACGCTCATTGCCAAGGATAGGAACGCCGCTTTCAAAGTTGCGGGATTTATCAATTAACTTTCTGCCCTCAAGGCGAAATGCCTCATCGACAGGAGCGGACGGAAGATTTCCAAATTCACGCCGAAGATATTTAAGAGCGGCCTCTACGTTCTTGTCATTAACAAAACCCCTGCCAGCATATCCCTCACGGACTGATCCACCAGTATTTTTGGGTGTAGCCAAGTTAACTGAACTGTCTTCGTCAATCATTTTGAAGACATCCTCAATTGTAGCATTTGGATTAGAAAGCGGCCTGCGCCCAGCCTTGTAAGCATTGACTGCCGCCGCTTTAGATGACACTTGGCCCATAAGGCTTGGGAAGTCTTGCAGCACACGCTCCTGCAAAGCCTTGCCTATCCCAGTGCCACGATATTCTTCTGGCACCTCAAGCCCTATGACAGAAGCACTTCTGGCACCCTTTGGGCGGGTGATGATTTCCATAAAGGAGCTAGTGTCTGGATGTTCGTATTTATACCGCAGGCTTCCCGGCTCAATGTAGTCAACCGGAAAAGGATCAGACTTTTGAATGTTGGAAATCCTTTTGGCAGCGTCATCTCCGCTGCCCATGACCAACTTCAACGCCTGATCTACTACATCACCGATAACACGGCCCCTGCCGGAGTATCCCTTGCGCCATGAAGTGTCGTTCCAGTCGATCAACTGAGCCTCATACGGCAAGTCATTATCTTGCGTGCGCCACGGAGCGCGCTCTTTCAATTCCTCGCGGGGTCCATCACGCCTGTTCTGAACATTTCTTGCCTCAACCTCTCCAGCATCAGCCCAGTACGCTCCAAATTGATCAAGGAACTCAGGCGGTTCAGCGGAAGGAATTCCGCGATCCTCAAGAGAGAACCCAATTTGTGCAGCTTTTTTGGAAAGGGGGAATTTCCCGTCTGTTTTTGAAAAAAAATCATTTGTCGCGTCTATGTATTCATTATGTGTATTGACTCCAGTTGTAGCTTGTTTTGCATCAAGCTCAGCAACTATCTTTTTGTACTCAGCAAATAATAAAGCTTTTGCAGCACTTTCAGCTTTGTATTCGTCGGTGGCAAAAAGGGACTGTAAATCTTTCATCTCAGGATCGTTGTTCAACGCATCCATATATGTGGCGTACCTTGGGTTCGGCGTCTCAAGCGGTCGCGATCTTTGACTTGTTCCCGGAACAAACCCTTCCTTCTGTTGAATGGCATGTTGAATTTCATGCAAGAGCGTAGCGCGTTGCGCTTCCACAGTGGTTAGATTTTTCAGATTTAACGCAATGTATGGATCACTGAAACCGGGGTTGATTGTACCACGGTAAAACCGGGGCATGTAATAACCGTTAGTGCCGCTATCTTCGTAATAGCCTTTAACCACCATGTTCTTAAATTCGGGATAGGCATCAAACAGTTCTGGATGGTTAATGTACTCCGACAGTGTGGTCTTCATGCCTGACGGAATAGTTGCGGTAGACAGGTCTAGCTGAAACTTCGCAGGGTCAACGGTAGTGCCGACATCAGGAATTTCGTAGCGCCAACCTCCTTCAGCACCACGGCCCCATCCAGCCTGCTTCCAAATATCGTCACGGGTATTTCCACCCGTGAGTTTAAAAGAACCATTAGGATCGTGATACCCGCCTTGGCTCTGCATGATCTGGGCTTTGGTCAGGGCGTTCTTGTCAGCAGTCTTGGACTTGATGCCGCCAAAGACGCGCAGGGAATTGTCAGGCACCGGCACAAGGCTGGATGCACCGCCGACCGCGCCTACAGTGTTGAAGCTGCGGCCCACTGCGCTCTCAAGCGGGCGGCCACTCTCATCGTACAAGGGCTGCTTGCCGCTGATAACGTCACCGGGGAACGTCACAGCATCCTTAGCGCCCTCATAGGCACCACGGGCAATGTCAGAGATGCCAACGCTGCCCTCGCCGCCCAGTGCAGTCGGGAGGATCGCCTTGGCCGTGTTTAGGGCGTTGCCGACAGCGTCACCAGCCCAATCGCCCCACGACTGTTCATCGTACTGCTTTTCCGCCATTAGCGCCTTGCCGCTGGCTACTTCATCTGCATACGGGTCAACCTCACCGCCGCCTTCTTTAACTACACGCGGGCCAGTCATAGGGACAAAACCACGCTGCAATTCTTCCCACTTCTCAGGGCCATGAAGAGCCTCAAGCTTGGGGTCGCGTATCTTGCTTATGCTTTCTTCATAACCGCCATCGGGAAGTTCTCTGCGAACATAATATCCGTAATTGCCCTGTGGGTTCTTTTGGTCAACGTAATAATTAGTAACAGTCCAAGGAGGCTGCCCAGTTCTGCGGGAATGCTCTGTAGTGTAGCGCGTGCCAACTTCCATTGGGAACGCACCCTGTTCCTGAAGCTGCCTCCGCACTTCGGAAAGTTCTTGAGCGCGCGTTCTAACATCGCCCATAAATTTACTATGGAAGTCAGTAAGAGACTTTGCCTCCTTCAGCGCACCAACATCGTTAGTGTCAAAGCCAAGGCGGCTGGCATTCTTTAGAAGTGCAGCGTTCTCAGCAGCGCGGGCGGCGGCAGTGGCTGTACTCTCAGCGCCTCCACCAGCAATCAGTTTCAGAGCTTGCTCAACGATGTCTTTCTTGCCAGCCATTTACGCCTCACCCAATCAAGCCCGGTTTCGGCTTCTTACCCGGAGCCTTCGGGGCAGGCTGCGGCTTGGTAGCCGCCTGCAATGCGATCTTCTGCATGTCAGAACCCTGCATCGACTTCTCATGATCCATCTGCATGGCATCGCGCTGCAAGTTGACCATCGCCAGCTTCTCGCGGCTGTCACGCTCTGCGGAGCGGTTCTGGCCGTCCATCACGATGTCCTTGTGATCGACCTCAAGCTGCTTGGCCTTCAGCGCCATGTCCTCGCGGTCGTTCTGCGCGCTCATCATCGCCGCCTGAGCGTTGATCATGTCAGCCGGGTTCGTGCCTTCAGGCCCCTTGCTGGCTTCTATCATTGCTTTCTTGGCCTGCGCCATTGTGAGAGCATTATCCGCCTGTGTGCGCGATGTCTCATTGAGTGTTTTGGCCTGTATCTCCGCAAGTTCAGCCATTTCCTTCATGGCCTGCGGCGATATCTCATTGCTGTCCTTCTTGACGAACTCATCCGGGTTGTAGCCAATCGTGCGCAGGGCCTGCCTGTTAACCGCCTTGAGGTCGTACATATCCGGGGCAGTCTGGGCCAACTGGATCAGCGCCATCGTCTTCATCATGCGCTGTGTGTGGCTGGCTGTATTCGGGTCAGCCTGCGGGACAAGGTAGTAGTTATCCAGCGCCTGCCGGAAGGTCTGTTCATCCCAAGGATATGCGGGGGTTTTGTTGCGCTGCCAGAAGCTCTCAGGATTGTCGCTGAAGCACTTCTTGAGAAGCTGGAACTCTTCTGCCTGAGCCGAATGAAGGCGCTTGTGGACGCTGTTAAGCACCTTGGTGGCCTGATCAATGATCGCCAGCGTGGTGCCTACGGGCGCGTCCTGACGCCCTTCGCCAACCGCAAGTTCAGATGTGCCGCCCACGCGCTGACCGTACTCAGCGATGTTCTGGGCCAGCGTCATGAGTGCCGGTGACGGCTCCTTGTAGGGGAGCGGCATGATGGCATCGCTGATCTTCATGCCATTGGTCTTCACAGTAGCAGAGCCGCCCGGAGGTACGCGGAAGATGTTGGTGTTCTGGCGTGCGCCCTGATCGGCCATCAAGAAGCCGGGGAAGGCAGCGAACATGCCAGCATCAAGAAGCTCACGCCAAGCAGCCGTAACCGCATTGGTTGTGTTACCCAGAATGTGCAGAAGTCCAATGTCATAGAAGCCAAGCCCCGGAACAAATGGATACTTAACAAACACCTTGCGCGCCGTGGGAAGCTCTTCGCCCTCCTCATAGTTGCGCACGATGCTGAGAATCTGGCGGCTGCTTACATCGACCGTGACGCGGTAGGGAACCTCAAGACCGGACGGCTTCTTCTTCCACAGATGCTCAAAGCCCTTGATGTCCAGTTCGCAGTAGCACTCATAAATCTCGCGGTCGCGGTCCTCATGGTTCATTACTGTGTTGGACACACCCTGCTGGGCGTTGCGCTCTTCCTGAGCGGCGTTCAGTGACGGCGCACCGGGTTCAGACAGCGGGATGTCGCGGTAGGCACCAATGATCTGCATCCGCTTCACAACGGACGGCTTCATCATGATGCGGTGCGTAATGCGCCGGGAGTTCTCAAGGTCAGTGGCGGAGTTGTTAACGATCAGGTCTTCGGCGTCAATGCTCTCAGACACTGGGCGGTTGCGCAGCGGGCAGAAGTAAACCTTCTTGAAGCCATCACCGCCAAAGCCAACCATGAACAGCATGCGGTCGGTGTCCGGGTAATACTCCGTAGCCGTGACCGTCAGGTAGTGGTTCATGTCCTTCTCAAGCGCGCTGGCGAGCTTATCAAGCTCCGCGCCAGAGTTGTTGCTGTCATCCCTGATCTTCACAGGGCCATCAGTAGGCAGAAGTTCAGAGCGCGCGTTTGCCTGAAAACGCAATACAGCCTCAAGCAACAGCGGGTGGCGAACCTTGCTCATGCCTTCGACGGGTGCGCCATCACTTGAACCCTGCACGCCGGGAAGTTCGATCTTCAGGCCCAGAAGCTTCAGCCCCTGAGCGCGGTCTTCAATCCAGTCAGAGCGGGTGCTGATGTCCGCCTCAATGCCGCGCAACAGTTCGTCAGAGATGCGCGAAAGCTCAAGGTCTTCAATTTCCTTGGCTAGGTTGTCGTACCATCCCTCTGGTTCGTCATCATCGTCTCCTGCGGAGGAGACTGGACCTCCGTCAATACTGACGGTGATGTCTCCGTTCGCGTGTTGGATACGTAGGACGTTCCCTGCTTCATCCAACTCTGTGTCTGAACTGCCCTCATCCGCGTTAACAATGACAAGATCATCTAGGTTGCTCTCCTCTTCGGCGTCAGGGATCAGGCGGATATTCGGGTTGAGTCCGGGAATTGCCATTAGTTTTTCCTCATGTATTTGTTGGCAAATCCTTCGCCAAGCTCAACGCGGTGGATCGCTTCCATAGCTGCTTCATTATCAGATTTCGCTGGAATACTGAAGATAAATGGCTCTTCAATGCCTTCCGCACGGGCCTCAACTTCGTAAACGCCATTATTATGGCTAAGAATGGAAGCCTGCACACGGAGCATGTAAGTAGCCTTTACACTGGGTATAGAGGTTTATCCCCTGAATTACCCTTGAATGCAATACTGTCTGCAAGATCAGCCGTGCGCTCAGAGCCGCGCGTTAACATCCCGGTCGTGCGCATGAACTTCAGCGCCTGAGTAACGGTATCGACCAGATCGTCGTTCTTGGCCTTCGGGAACCCGGCACACTCCGTGATGACCATGTCAGCCCATGAGAAGTTACCGGGCGCGTAGATCAGGCCATCCGCGAACAGATGCTGGACGCTGTAGGCGCGGGCGACCTTGTCCTGCCCCTTGGGATCGACCAACTGGACGCCCCAATCCTCATAGCCGTACATGCGGCGGATTTCCTGCGCCACGCTGATGCCAGCCGCCTTGTTCTCCAGCAGCATGTGATCAACCTTGAACTTCTTGTTGGTGGCCGCGATCTTCTCCACCAGTTCGTGAAGCTCAAGCTTGGCCCGCCATGCGTTCATTAACATCGCGCGCGGGACTTCGTTATCGTCTTGGAAGATGCCCCACACGGTCATGGCGGAATAGTCGTTCTCCTCCTTGGTCGTGTAGGCTGTATCGACTGAGGCCAGAACGTAATCGACCTGTGGGTAGTTCTCCTTGTCCCAGTCAAGCCACCAGTCGCGCTTCAGGATGCCGCCGCCCTTCGGCTCAGGCCGCTGTTGCAACTGACCGGCAGCGCCGAATGGACCTAGCTGACGCTCCAGCCTGCTGACCGATTGCTCATCGTAGCGTTCCGGCGTTAACAACTCACCTTCTTCGGTGCGTGGGTCAGACCAGTCAATGGCGTTGGGGTAGATCACGGCGGCCCTGTCCGCTTCGTAGCGCATGGGCAGCATCAGGTGGACATAGTCAGAGCCTGCATCGCTGGACAGGATGTGGCCGGTCAGGTCTTCCTCATGCAGTCTCTGCATAACTAGGATAATTGCGCCACTGCGAGGGTTGTTAAGGCGGGTGCTGAGTGAGTTGTCGTACCACTCCAGTGTGGAGGTTCTAACGGTTTCCGATTCCGCTTCCATAGCGTTGTGCGGATCGTCGATGATTATGATGCTGCCGCCTTCACCCGTTAACGCTCCGCCGACTGATGTGGCAAGACGATAGCCGCCTTGGTTATTGTCAAAACGGGTCTTGGTGTTTTGATCAGTCGTGATGGTAACGCGGTCACCCCAATATTTCTGATACCACGGGCTTTCGATCAGGCGGCGGGTCTTGACACTGTCGCGGATGGAGAGCGTCTGGGCGTAGGACGCATGGAGGAACTGCACGCCGGGGCCGGATGTGTCGCTGTCTTCTTGTTGCGCCCAGACCCACGGATCGAATGCGACCAGCATGGATGACTTGGATGTGCGCGGCGGCTGGTTAATGATCAGGCGCTTGATCTCGCCGTTCTTGACCGCCTCTAGATGCTCCGCGATGGCTTCCAGATGCCAGTTGTCCATGTACGGATTGGGGTCAATGTACCGCCAGCCAGCCTTCAGGAACAGGTGGAGGTCTTTCTCATAGACGCTGGCCTCAATGTCCCGGATCGTCGCGTCAACATCGACGGGCCGTGATGGGTCAACCGGCGCTAGTCGTGCGAATGCATTGGGGTCCAGCAGCATGATGCGTAGTTAACTTACATTAACCCTTTTTTCAATGACCATTTGCCTGCTGATTCTGTCCTGTTCGCTTTGCACATAATCAATGATAGCCCATCCCGATACTTTATATCGCCTATAATTAACAATCTTGCCATTGTTCCCACGCCTTTGGTACGACGAAAATTGAAAGGCTGACAACAAACCTTTCTTGATAAGATCAACGACAGAAGATGCAGACATATCCAACATCTTACCAGCCTCTTCTAAGCTATATACGGGCTTTAACTTAATAGTCTCGCTGTACAAACCTTCCCTTGCCCGTTTAATGGAAGAATCAAAGAACTCAGACTTAAGCTCATCATACTCCGTTATGTCGGGCAGTTTCTTGCGAATGTTGTAAAGAGGTTTTTCGTTTTGAATGGCTTCAGTCTCAGCCTGAATAGCCGCCATCCTTGTCGGATATCTCTTGATCTTGACAGTCTCAATCTGGGCGAACCAAGCAGAATGCATCTTATGATCAATTAACCGCTTGAAAGCATTCACTGATATGCCAACGTACAGCAACGTGCCGTCCTCTGCATAATGCTTGTAAAGATGTGTTTGCCTTCCATTGGCCTCATCACACTCGCTCATGTGCGGTCCTTCAGCGCGCGGATGGCGGCGGCGCATTCAGCAGGGCCATTGTTTAACGTGAATGTCCATGTGCCTTTCATGCCAAGCACATCGTGATCCTGCTTAATCTTGTCGTATGTACGCGGCATCAGGGCCACAACCCTCGCCGCTTCCTCCATGCAAATGGCTGTGACTTCGTCTGCGCCACCAAGGCATTGCTCGCAGAAAAAATCATCCCCGCATTGGCCTGCCGCTGTGTCACAGAATAGGCGAGCCACCTTTTTCTTCAGTTCATCGCTCATGTGCGTTCCTCCGTAGGCGGGGCGGGCAGGGGCATCCAAGCATAGACGGTACGGATATACCAATGGTCTGTTACCCAGACCGATTTGCTTTTGTTCCAGCTTGCGATAGTGACGTATTCATTTGGCACCACCTCACCAAACACGGCTTCCAGAAACTTTTTGTCTGTTTCATCCATGTACGCGACCAGAACACGGCCTTCAGGGCGGCGGTCGCCTATCTTAATGTAGGTCCAGTCAGTCATGTGCGTGCCTCAAGTGCGGCGCTGATGCAATCCACCATTTGCGTGATTATCTGTTGCTGGTAGCCTTCGGCACATGTCTCAGGGATGAATCCGTCGCTGCCAGCATAGACCTCATAGGCAGCCCGCAGCGCCGCCTCAAGCTGGGCGATGCGGGTGGCGGCTTCTTCCCGGTCACGCTGGCGGCGTTCATGCGTGTCGGCGTAGCTTTCCCCGATCCGGCGCGTTGTATCGGCATCGCGCAGCCTCTCCACAAGGTCACTCATCGCTGGCCTCCTGCGGCGGAAGCGGGAGGACAATCGCGCCATCGTTTAAGGCCAGCCATGAGATGCGCATCCCCGGCCACGCGGTCATCATGGCGAGGCAGGCGGCGCGGGCTTGGTCAAGCCATGTCTGGCGATACTGAGCAACCAGATACTTCCAAGGCGGGAGAAGTTGCGTGCTATCGCGGTCGCGCCATGTTTCATAAATGCGCTGCGCAGCAGCCTCCAGCGCAGCGGCAGGGATTGTGATGCCAGTCATGGCGTCACCGGCTCATAGGTTGCGAAGAAAATGTCAGGCTTGCAGGGATAAAACTCACCGGCCACGCCACGGATCAGGTAATCCTCCAGCCTGCCAAACATGCCGCCTTCCAGTGTGTCGATGTAAATGCCGTTAAGCACCGGCCTGAGCCGGTGGACGGATATGGCATGTGCGATGGGATCAGGCTGGCCCTCAAGGCCGAAGTGCCGGTCCACGACATCCTTGATCAGCCATGCGTCAATGGTGACAGGCTTCTTGCGGTACTGTGTGGTCGGGCGATACGGATGCGCCTCTGTCTCTATGGTGTACTCAGCGCCTACTGCGCCGGTATCTCCTGTACTGGACATTCTTCCTCCTGCGGGTATCTGTCCCGCGCCATGTTAACTACAAAATGTAACTCACCGTCTTCGTGGTAATAAAGCACTGCGCTATTCGGCAGTTCAGGTCCGCCTTGTTGCGTGACGATTGACTGTACCGGCTTCTCACATAGCGGGCAACGGAAGTTTACCACTTTTACACACCAGCCTTAACGCGGAGCCTGTCCATTTCGCGGCGAAGCTCAATAACCTCACGCATCAGGGCCACGTTCTCTTGCTCTAGCTGAATGCGCGTCTTTCTTGCCAAGTCAATTGATGTCTTGGTCCTTCCCGGAATGGGAAGGGTGGTGCTTTCGTCGCCTGTCAGCCTTTTGGCCCAACCCTTCTGAGGCGGCCACGGCACTCCCCACGCCTGAAGCTGGGCCTTAGTCCAAGACCCGCGAGGGGTTCTGGCGGCCATGATCTCTTCCAGAGTAACCTTGGCCCCGGACATCAGTTGTAGTACCGCAATTCACGGCTCTGGCGCTCTATCCGCCGCATGGCGATTGATGCCTGAATGGCGAACGTAACTGACGCGACAGCGGCGCACACGTTAATTGCCATTAGGACTACGTTAAGCACGATCAGTGTCTCATTCATTGTCTTCCTCCGTATATTCTACATCCTCTGCATCGTTCTGGGCCGCCACTAATTGCAGGGCCTCATATAGTGCCATCTGTGCCTCTGGCGTCATGGAGCGTGTGTCTATGATCTGGGGCTGGATTAGCGGTGCGCCGTCCTTGCCGGTGACCTCAGTGGTCTTAACATCTCCCCATGTTTTGCGGCGCAGCTTGCCCATGATCCATTTGCGCGCCTCCATGCTTTCTTTGCGCTGGCTTAACTCTGCATCTGCGAAGTCCGGGTGCCGCCCATCTATGATGTCCAGCAGTTCCTCTGCCATCATGTCTTGTTGCAACTCTTTCGCGCGGGCGTACCGTACAGAAAACGCATCATTTGACGCTGCGTAAACCATCAGTGTATCTACG